CATCGTAAAGAAGAGAATAGCCGCCATATACGCCAATGTTTTGGCGTCCATGATTCCACATTGCGTTGACGAATGTACTAATGCAGTTAGTCATATCCTGTGCCGTTAAAGTACCTTCATTGATGCGGTTACGAAGCGCCTCGTGTTCCTCGTAGTCATACCATATCCCTGCTGACAGATGCCAATCTGTATAGCCATAAGAGCTAAGTGTGTCATGTACCCACTGTGCTTCTTGTTCTGCCGTATCGGTATCATAGGCGTGACTAAAGTAATATACCCCTACCTCTAGCCCTGCCGTGAGTGCAGCAACTATGTGTTCACGGAAGAACTCATCCTCTCGGAAGTTCTCCCCTAACTTAACAATCACAAACTCATTGCCTTCTTCTTTCGCCTGTATCATTCTATCAACATTAAAATATGGCGCACCATAGCCATTATCTTGCCAGGCTGATATATCAAACCCTTTTATCATCGTCCTTCATCCTTTCTGACATCATTGGTGGTTTATACGCATCAGTCGGTTGTTCCAATTTGTCAGGTATCCCATTTGAATCCTTATCTAGCCATAACATTAAGAACCCTGTTACTGCCGCCAACACGGATGGAACATAGATATGGTCAATGATCTTGATGCCTGTATCAATCATCTTAGATTGGTTATCATCAACCACACCACTAATAAATGCCATTAAGTATTGGGCAATCACCAATAGAATCGGAGTGATTATTCCGATGACTAACAGGCGAACGGCAATCACTCCATTGGGGTGGATTCTAGCGATTCTTACAGAATTGTATGACTGCTTTATCATATTGATAATTTTTTTGTTCATACTTTCTCCAATAAAATAGGGCCGCATAACACGGCCCTCTATAATTACTTTCTATATGTTTCCCACTTTGCTTCCAACACATCTAGTCTTGTCTTAGCAGTATGCAGTCCTTCGTCAAGACGAGCCACATCTATCTTAGTGCGTTCTCGGTCATTTTTTGACTGCTTTATCTCATCGGACATCTCCTTGATTTCCTTTTGGATTAATTCAAGAGTTACACCGATTTTGGAAAAGTAGTATATCCAACTGCCTACTAAGGTAACTACAGTTAATGCAAAAGTGAGAAACTCTATTGTAGGTGGTTGCATTAATCTACTGTATCCTTATCATCCTTCAATAATTCTTCCATTTCATCGTGAATGCACCCTTCTGTTGGACAAGTGCCATCTTCGTTGAGGACTGCAAAGCAGTATTCACAGATTTTCATTACTGGCACATCAGATTGAACATCATACATATTATTTAGCCCCTTTCAATTCTTTTAACTTAGCAATGCGTTCGGCAGCCAGTTTCGTGTATTGTTCCTGCAAGTCTGCATAAGGTTGGCCAGCCATTTGTCTGTCGAGGATAGCAGATTTGATTACTTCGAATCGTGAATTATAGTACGAATTAATTTCTGCTGCTTTTTGTTGCAATGTTGGCTCGGAGATAGTTATCTCTTCGACCTCGTAATACGAATCGTGTTCAACCATTCGCATTCCGTTCACATTGCAAAATTCAGCACATTTTGCATATAATTCAGCATCGAAGTTGTCTTTTTTTATTTGTGTTCCTAGCATTTTATACACCCCTTTTATTTCCAATATCCAACCACAAGGGCCATGATACTCCTGCAGTAATACCCAGCATTAGCCGATCTCACAGTAATTGTTGTAGTTGTCAGCTCTTCAAGTCCAGGGCTTATGTCTAAATCAAGTCTACCAGACTCCATAAACCCACTATAAGCATATAAATTTTTCGCATTAACAAATGGAATTCTAAACGAATGAGTAATTTTGTACAAACTTTTTACTACTGTCGGTCTGATGCGGACTCTATACTCCATCATCCCATTCGTGTATTTAATAATTTGTACATCGTCATCTCTGTAGATGCTATCGATAATGAGCATATTGTCTTTCTTTTTTAGCAATTCATCAACTTTATCATAGCTAGTTAACATTTGTATAATCGAAGCTGTTATCTCGTCATTTATACCCAAATTATTTCTTGCCCACCTCTCTGTGGCAAGTTTTTCGTATTCGTATTTAGCGCCGCCATTCCAACCACCGATATAAACGCCTGTGCTTGGGTTGCTGCCAACATAGAGTTGTGATTTATTGGAAGTATCATTGCCATATTCCAATACATATCCATCGCCAGGTGCATCTGTGCTTGTCACAGTCTTGAACACTACCTTGCCATTTGCACTGGTTGGCGTTCCACCTTGACCTGCTGCTACTGGTATCACTGTGGACAGGTTAATGGATTGCAACTTTGCATCAACGGCGGATTTATTGTACACATCAGCCGTATTCGCTTTTGCATTGATTGAGGATTGTAATGTGCTGACATTGGATGATAACGAGGTGGATACTTGGCTGATTTTTTGGTCAACTGTAGCCTTGTTATATACATCAGTAGAATTAGCCTTGCCATTAATACTTCCTTGAATGGTGGCCAACCGATTTGTTAAATCATTGCCAACTTGTGTTTTTATATTAGCAACATCGCCTTTTATCGCATTTACTTCTGCATGAGTTGCGAAGTCACCACCTGCTACGCCTTGTGCTTGGTCAGCATACCGCTTAGCAATCGCCGCTTGATTAGCAGCAGTCTGTGCAGAAGTGGCCGCTTCTGTCGCTTTGGATTTTACTACCTCATTAACTGACGATACATTATCAAGGATTTCCTTAGCCTTGTTAACAGACGCAGATACTGTAGCAATGGCATCACTAGCCTTTGTAGCCATCTGCGTTGCTTGTGTAGCGCTTGTGCTAGCTTGGTTAGTCAATGTAGTTACATGGGCTTCTATGCCTTTTACAGTATCCAACTTGGACTGCATTTGAGTCCCTGCGGTCGCCAACACTTGGTTAACACCAGTTACCTTACTGTCAGCATCAGCCAATTTTGTGTTGATGGTATTAAATAGAGCTTCGGCATCAGCTACCTTGCCAGTTACCAATTGAGCTTTTTCAGACGCCACTTGCATTGCATTGACTGCTAGTTCCCTGTTACTTTCGGCAATACCTTTAGCAGATTCTGCTGCTGCGTGTTCATTACGAGTATCGTTTAGCAATGATTCCAATTCATCACGATACTTCTTGTAGTCTTTGATAAAGTCCACTTGGCCATCATTCAAGATGAAGTCCTTATCACTAGAGCCGAACCCTAGGCGAAGAGATTTACCGATTTCCCTAGAGTGTTCCTGCAAGATATATACGATATGATCCAACGCCTTTTCGATGTTGTCATATGGATACTTGTCAGGAAGGTCAAGTGTTTGTGTTACCGCCGTGTCACGATACACAATGATTAATCCACCTACAGGGATAGGGTCACCACTACGAGGGTATTTCACCTTATTTCCCTCAATAGTTGTACTGGTTGTTACATTCCGCAGTACTCCATCAGCATCGGCGTACAGGACTTTTAGGTCATCTGCATTTGTGAAATCATAGGGATACTCAAATACAGTGGTATGGCCATCGCCCTTGAACTGAATGAATGTGTTTTCGCTACCTACCATAGCAATCTCCTTTCTATAAATAAAAATGGGGATTCGCTTCACTACGAACCCCCTATTAAATTATTTCTTGTGTTCTTGTCTCTTAACGAAGGCGTCATGTTTCTTCTGCTCTTCACGAGTACGGATTTTCTTATCCATTGCAATAGCGGTTGCTAAGTCCAATACAGTTGCATCGGTATCGGTGAGTAACCACTTGGCCATCGTCCAAGCTCCATCGGTAAGAGTGTCACTGAATCCACCTGGCACTAAGCGGTTAACCACCTCTGTTGCACCTCTGCCAACATCAGTAGGGTGTACTTTGCCTTGGCGGAAGAGTGCATCACCGAGCGTCTTAGATAGTTTAGATGTCATAGACAAGGCTACTACCTCACTACCACGGCTAGTGGTTGAATCACCAGTGATAGCTGAACCTGCTGCACCTAATATGTAACGAATGATTGGGAAACCTTGAACAGTTGAAGATCCAATTGATTTAATTGACTTTTTAGCAATCGTATCCGCATCATCCTTATCATCGTCCCATAAGGAGCGAAGCAATGTTTCAGCCACGGACTGTAAGAGAATCCAAAAGAGGAAGGAATGAGCTAGCTTCCACCAATTTCCACTATCTTTAGATAGCCACCCTGATTCTAGCAACGCATTGAATACAGTATTGGAATAGCTATAGAACGGAGTGAACAAGTGGATGCGAGAGTTATTCTTTCGTTGAATCGCAGCTTGGTCTTTCACATCGCCACTGCCAAAGATAGAACGAACCATGCGGTCGCCAGCTTCAATGGCACGGCTTTCAATTTCATCAGGAGTATATCCTTCTTTGCCGATTAACTCGGATTTCTTGGATTCGTATTCATGCATCCATATTGGCATGGATAGCATGAGGTCAGTCTCGGTGATAAAGAAGTAACCATAGCGATTAACGGCCTCTTGCATCTCACTAGTTCTCCAGGCAGCAGAATCCACTACAGTGCCTGTGTTGAATGGTGATTTGCCGTCAATCTTCATGCCATTCTTCATATCCTTATCAAGGTTTTGAATCCGTTCACGAAGGAATACAGATTTGCTCATGACGAATCGTCTGTTCTTTAGTGGCCCACCAAAGTAGAATGATTTAACCGCCGACAAAGCATTGATAGCACCCATCTTGTGCATGGCAGGGATGGCGTTAAGCACATTCAATGCAGCCGTAGAAGTACGATACATCATTATCGCACCAGTCGAATTCCTACGCAATGTAGACAGGATTCTATCACAACGGCTAGTCTTACTGATTTCCGTTTGCCAGTTGTCACGCACCCATTGTTTGAGATATTGATGGACATCTCTACCCAAGGTTTGAACAATTGCATTTTCAACCTCATGGTGTTGGATAAGCTTGTTTACATCTGTAACCGCCTCACGCATAGCAATATGGTTAATGGATTCTGTGATAGCACTAGGGATAACATCAAGAGATAACAAGAGTTTCTTGCCTTTCACTGTAGCCATCCGTTGCTTAGTTGCACTCAAGCCCATACCCATAACGGCGTTGGAACTCATTTGAGATTTAATAATGTCTTCAATTTCATAGTCAGAAGATTTGTTATCCAGTCTAGGATCATACACGATTGGGTAATATTGTCCTTCGATGTCACGGCCGTTGATGGTGAATTTAACGCCTTGCTCTTTTTTCATAGGCGTACCATACAATCGCTCTTGCACTTGATTTCGTTCATCAAAGTACGAATTGATATGATTCCAAGTGGATTCAATGAAGTTCCAATCCTTGTCATTCAAGATGTCAGCAAAAGCTTTTTCAACTTCGACTTCTGTAGTATTGAATGTTTCAAGAACTCGTTGCCGATTGGCTTCAGTCCCCCAGTTAAGAGCGGCTGCGATAACTTGCTCCTTGGTCATGTTAGAGACATCACCAAGCTTATACCCTTTTACATTGCGAATGTTGAAAAGTTCCTTCTTACTATAACTATTACTAATAGCAGAGGATAGCCACTTCATCGCTATTTCTGTGCGTTCCTTAGCATCATTCGTTGCACGATTGATAGGTTCGTAGATGTAGCGATACCACACGCCACCGCCCTTTTGACCGCCGTCAAAGCGATTCAAGATAGTTTCTGCTTTAGCAAGTTCTAACAACTTACCTGACACAGAGTTAGATGTCTTGGCTTTCCAGGTTTCACTATTAAGCTTATCTAATAGGTTTTGGTCAGGAATGCCACCCATCGTCTTAGAAGCTTGTTCGACCAATTCTTGTGCTGCTTGGTTAACGGAAATAGCATTGCCTTTATCATCCTTAATCGTAGAAGCTTGGTATTCTGTACGGCTATTGTGATAAATGGCATTCATTACCTCTGCCACTTCTCTGAAATCGGATACAGACATTTGAGTGTAATCCATAGGCGTCTTAGAGAACCACACAGTGCCAACGGAAGGCGGAACAACTTCTTTTGTACTGCCATCTGCCAACAAGGCATCCGCATCAAGTACGGCATACACAGAAGGTAAATCAAAGTTACCATCAGCTGGCATCATGCCATCACGAGTAGAAATGCCGAGTTGATACATCATATGTTGATACCAATAACGAGATTGAGGATCTAACTTGACTGTGCTATTGGCACTACCGATTCGTTGCAATTGCTTCAACAACTTGGTGCGTTCTTTCGTAATTTCTTGATTGATTTCAAAAGATACACGAGCCATAGATGTTTTCATCAACTGTTCTTGCTTGAGCGAATATGCCAAGTAAGGTTTAGCTTTACTGAAGGCTATGTCAGCCTTTTTGCCTGCCGTAACAGATTCACGAACGAACCGCTTGTATTTAGTCGCTTGGCTTACTGTCAGTTTGGAGAGCTTGGCTTCGGCTTTTTTCATCGATGCAGATAATGTCTCATTGTGCATATTCTTCAAATCTCTGAGTTGTAGCATATGCTTAGATATAACATTCTTAAGTGCAGTGACTTGAGCTTCATGTTTGGCATTTACTTTTTCAAGTGTGTCTTGATGCTTAGATTCTAACTTATCGATTTTGTTCGAGCTTGCTTGTTGCGCTTTATCAAGCTTAGCTTGCATCTTATCATGCTCTTTATCGGTGGCACTCCGCTTCGTATCAGCAATAGCTTCTTTTTCAAGCTCTCGTTCAATACGATTGCGTTCTCTATCGGTAAGGTCGCCCAATGCCTGCTTAAGTTGCAATTCAATATCGCCTTTAGAGGTGTCAATCTTTTGCAGTTTAGCCAATGCCCTATAGTGTCTAGCACTAGCTTTCCGAATGTCATCCTTAATCATCTCAGCTTCTGCCAGGCGAAGGCGTTGCTCCGCTTGATGAGTAAGTAGCCACTCTTCTGCCAATGCTGCATTATCTACTGTAGTCCGATTGGATTCCTCGTAGGCTTCTTTGGCAGATTCTAATTGGGCATTAACCACATCATGCCACTTGCCAATGCCTTTAGTTTCCTCTGCCTCTTCAAGAGATTGTAAAGTTGGGTGTTCTGTATTGGCCAAGGCATCTACACCAAATGCCTCATAACGCATCCGCTCTTTATAGATAGGATACTGCTCTACGAGTTGCCGCTCTATTTTGTCTTGAGCCTTGTCTTTCACCTTATCCCAAGGGATGACTTCTCGTTCTTCTAACTCTTTAACATACTCAGCACGAACCTTTTCTTTAGCTCGTTCTTTAATGTTTGCCACTTTATTGTTGAGAGCCGCTTGTTCTGCCTCGGATAACTCTCGCATATTTACCTTGGTTTCTAGCCTATCAATCTCTCTGTCAGACGCCCACGCCTCGATGTCTTGCTCTGTAGCTAGCATACGATCCATGACATCACGGATTGCTTTAGGTGGTTTGCCACCAAGCATAGAGACTTTTTGATAGATGCGAGTGAGCCATTGAGCGAATTGTCTAAATGCTCGTTGTAAGGCTTGTGTAGGGGCAGAGCCATCACGAACATAGGCTTCGAATCCTTGAGCAAACTTTTCGTGTGCATTGCGGTTAGCATCCGCATCAGCACCTTCTTGATACCCTGTCCACTTTTTAACTTCTTCCCAGTCATTGATGACCTGTTCAGGTGCTCCTTCCATTGTTGCCAACATACGAAGGTCTTCGAGGAATACATGGCCTGATTCATGGACGAATGTAGAGAAGTCGGCCTGGTCAAAGAGTTCAATGATTTTCTTGTCATCACTCATCATGGATGTCATACCACGGACAACTTCATTGTTTTTATCTTGGTAATACTGGTTCACCAATTTAATGGTTTGAGGGTCGAACACCACCAATGCTTCACCATCAATAGGGTTTTTATAATAAATCCCATCAACACCCTCTTTGTGTAATGCGTTTGATGCGGATTCATCGCTACCAAGTTTGTTAGAAAGCTCCTTATACATTTCACGGCCAGTTTTCTCATCGCTATAGATACCTAGCTTTTGCAAAGCATTTTTAACGGATTCAGGTTGCTCTGCTCCAAGAGCTTTTTCGTGTAGCATAGTGTCATCTTCAGGAACATCTACTTCATAAGTTGTAGGGTTGTCTCCTGTGACAGAAAGCTTATCTATATCGATACTGCCAAGAAGCTTAGCATCACTTTCCGCTTTATTGATTTTAGACTGTGCTTTATCAACGAATTCTTGGTAAGCCTCGGAAATATATTTTGCACTAATCCTTTTACCATCGTTCTTAGCATTTAGCTTTGCGATTGCCAAGGCGGATTCAGCAATAGCATCAATATGGTTTTCATCGATAAAGGCTTGTACTTTCTTAGTGGTTACGCCACTAGTGGAATCCATGAATTCAATCACACGATTCAATGCCTTTAGTTGTTCTTTAGCATTAGCAACATCCGCATTATTGACTATGCTAGCAGCAACATCTTGTAGCTTCTTCGATGCTTCAGCTTTATCACTAGCCATCAACTTATAGAAAGAGTGACCTAGGTAATGATTAAGAACATGAGATTCTTCGGCGGTCAATTCTTTTCCGTCATACGAGAAAGTCTGTTCTCTAACTTGAGAGACACCCTTATTCTTATACTTATCCGTTTTAGATTTGTCTTTTGCAAAGTACACACCAAATCCATGTGCGTTATTATTGCCAGGCTTGAACTCGGAGAAAGTATAAGGAGATCCGTGATATGCCTTTTGGAAATAAGGATTTCCTTGTGCGTCATTGACACCTTTTAACATATCTTGTATAGTGATTGTAGAAAGAGCATTGCCTCCCACTTTATCGCTAGTGTGGTTACCACCGGTGCGAATGGAGGTAATGCTCTTATTTTTGTTTTCCACAACAACACTATATAAATCTATGCTAGTAGGATTTAATGTAATTTTACTTTGTCTCTCTTCTCCGACAATCCTCAACACATATATTTCTCCTGCAAACGATACAGGGATATAGAACCTGTGGTATACGCCGACTTCATTCTTCCGTCTTTGTTTCCTAGACACTGGATGAGTGAAGTCTTTTTTTGTGTTCCTCATGCTTTCGATAAGTACTGCATTTTTGGCAAGTTCCGACAGATTCATCAATGCGGCTTTATGGGTTTCACCATAGGAAGTTCTTCCTTTGGAATTCTTAGAAAAATTCCATGTCAAATGGCTAGCGCCATGCGCACCTCTAACATTGAATGCAGATAGCTTGTCATTGGATAAAACAGATTCTCTGAAGTTATTTCTTAGATATTTGGTTAATTCAGTATTGCTTATATATGAACCATTAGAACCTTTTAATGCTGTAATATCAATGACTTTAACTCTAGTCTTAGGATCAACGCCAGGGTTAATCGGTTGAGCAAATCCACTACCGATGCCTTTCTCACCTGTTTGAATGCTGATGTACTGGTTCATGTAGTCCTTAGCGGTGAAATCACTTTTCCCAGCCTTTTGCATGATGTTCGCCATCACATCGGCATGAGAAGCGAATAACAATGCACCATGTTTAGCTTGAGCTGCTACCTCTGTATTTGGAGATTGTTTTAATGCCTTGTACACATCTTGGAATACTTGATAACCATCTTTGCTGAAATTCATCCGCATAGCCACTTCGCCATCAGCAATTTTATCGATATGCTCGCTCATGGATTCCAATTCACTGATTGATTTGGCTTCTTTTGCCATAGTATCGTACTTTTGATTGATAATTTCAGTGGCATCAGGGTCATTTTTAGCCATTTCCAATTCTAGGCGTCTATTGTAGCCTATAACGCCCATTCGTTCCTTCTCGGCTATAGTTACATTAGAACCATTGTTATCTTCGCTCTCAGGCGATATATCAAAGCCGTTTTTCTTGGCCATTTGGAAATTTTGGTACTCACTGTTATATTTCTCACGGAAATCAGTTTGAGCTTGCAAAACTGCCGCATTGTATGTCCGTTTCACATCATCAGGAGCATCTAAGACTTCATTCAAGACTTCCTTTTGAGATTCGGTTGCATCAGGAAAATGTTCTGCAATAATTTCTTGCTTTACATTTGTCTTATGATTCTTCAACTCGTTGGATACATCTTGTTGGGCTTGAGCATATGCTTCTTTATCCTTTTCGATTGTTTGCATGGAGCGACCACCTTCTGTGTAGTAGGTAGTGTCTTTCATAGCTTCCATCGCATTATCAGATAAGTTAGTTGCCTTTTGTGCGAATTGACCTAATGGCACTTCGATTGGCGTTTCTGCTTCAATTGATTTAGCCACATCTTCGTCACTTACAATCCCTGCATCTACCATTTCACGAATTGCATTTTGCCCTTCAGGAGTTTCAACGAGCTCGTGGACATTAACATAGGCAGTTGGTACTTGTGCGTTCTGCGCATACTTTTGAACCAGTTGCCCATAAACTTCAGGATTATCTTTTGCCAATTTATTTGTCTTGGCATCGTTACGGATGTTTGCCATCAATGCCTGTGCGTTGCGATTCTGTTCTGCTTGGAGTGCTGCGTTCTGTTGCTCAACAGTAAGGCTATTCCATTTGCGAAGATCATGTGCCACACGAATCCCACCAGCTAGACCACCTAACCCAGTCAAGCCGATAACGGAAGGTGCTGCTTGTGCCATAGCGCCCAACGCACCACTAGCAATATCACCTACAGAGTAAGTGCCTTCAGGGTCATTGTCTTTGCGGAACAAGTTGTGTTGTATCTTTTCATTGGCATCTTGCAATCCTTCTTCTACTAGTTCAGGAATACCTGCTTGTACGCCTCGCTTCATCGCTTGGCCAACTACTGCGCCCATGCCTTTATTCATGGTGGCTACTGTAGTATCTACACCTGTAGTGATGGCTTGTGCTGCCATACGGCTAGCAGGAGTAGCTTTAGTAACTGCCTTAGCACCAAGCTTCATGGCATAGAATTCAATACCTGTGTCAATCGTTGCGAATGCAGCTGCACGATTTCTTGCCTCAGAATCAGAGTATATACGATTACCTTCCGCATCCTTCTTGTTGATGAGTTCCATGTACTTAAGCCCAAATGACATCTCAGCCATTTGTTCCGCCATACCTGCTTGTCCAAGAAGCTTAGCCCCCTGTAGCCCAAACTGTGCTGCCGTGCTTGGGTTTCTGCCAATAGCTGCGCCAAGCAACGCCCCACCTGCCATGCCGATAGCACCGCCAATACCACCACCGACAATGGCTTGTTTGCCCATCATATACCCTTGTCCTGCGGTTTCACCAACAATTCTTCCAAGGAAATTAGATTCATCATCATGACGATAATTATCCAATCTATCTTGCACTTCATTGATTTGTTGGATTAAGGAAGCTTTCTCTTTTTCATCGGCAAATGCAAGTTTAGAACCAAGCTCACCAAGCTTCATTTGGTCATTCATAGACCATATATTTTGTTGTACAGAATCAATAATGCCTCGTGTTTTTTTGACATTCTCTAGGTTAGATAGAATGTTGATGGCATCGGCTTGAGAGGCATAGTTTAGAGTTGCTAGTTCAGGATAGGATTGTTGGACTTCATCTAAAGTCTCTCCTCTTGTCACACGGCCAGCGGCAATCCGAGCGGTTCTAAACCCATCATCTGATGTGTTCATTACAACATCTGCACCAATGTTTAATTGCTTAGCAATTCGCAATGCCTCTTCAGCTCTGATTTGAGATTCAGACTTGCCAAAGAATCGTTGTGTCGCCCCATCCCAAATGCTAGTGCCGTTTGACGGAACGAAGTTATCTAATGCCCCCATAGTCACATTGTTGATAGTGTCCTTATATTGTTGGGCAGCATCGGCTTGTTGTTGTTCTTTACTTCGTGTGTCATTGATAGCGATTAGGCCACCATAAACACCGCCCTTGCTCAAGTTGGCAGAGAACTCATCTGCAATGCGAGAGATAGAATCCCCTGCCTCTTGCATAATCGTTCCTTTATTTTCTTCCTGTGCTACATAGCTAGAAGGGGTCAGCCCTTTCTTATCAGCACCAGTCATACCAAATTGTGCTTGGATTTGTTCAAAACTTCTATCCATACTATCTCCTATCCACTAGTTCTGTTATAACGATCCTTATACTCTGATACAGTCATTACTTCAGTACTGCCATCAGGATGCACACCAACAACTGTGCCATCACCATTGTCAGTAATAACCTGATTCCAGTTGTTCGCTCTACTTACTGCAGCACTTACAGGTACATCGTCATTGAAGAATATGCCTGAACCGCTTACTTTTGCACTATGTTCTACGGCAACATCATTAGCAATTTCTTGTTTCTGATAATCGGATACATACCCTTCTTGTTGCGCTTTAGAAACCCTAATTGCATATTCATATTTTGCACCATCAAGGGCAGCCCCTTTTAAGCCTGAGAACGCACCACTTACGCCACTGTAATCAGTATTTGCTATAGTTCCTCGTTTGTCTTGAATTTCGGCAACTTGTACCATAAATGATTCACTAGGTGTTTTGCCCATATCTTGAACTTTATTCAGTACCTCTGCCATGCTATGGTCTCTTGCATACTCTTTAAGAGAATATTCTTCCATCGGTGTCAGCTTCTGTGCTTCAGCAACTTGCTTTTGCAAAGCAGCATTAGCACTAACACCCATTGCAGATATAGTTGCTTTTTCTTCAGGTGTCTGAGCGGCCGCCTCTGCACTACTGATTAGCGATGTGGCAGTGGAATAGTCACCTTTCATAATGGCATCGTTAACTGCAGTCTTTAATGTGTTAATCCGAGCTTGTGCTGCAACGCCTTCCATTTGGCGCTTTTGTGATGCAAATGACAAGAAGTTATTATATGCATCCTTATACACATTGTTGAGTTCGTCTTCCGTAAAAGCTTTTTTCTTGGGAGCGAATGATGCCATCCCATTTTCATAATTCTCAACACTATCTGTATAATATCCACTGTCCTTTAACTTTTGGGCGTAAGTATGTCTATCGTGAACGCCTTGTAATTGGTCAGCAACAAGGGTCTTCGCTATTGCATCTGCATACTCTTCATCAGATTGAAAAGATGCGTACCAATTCAATCCACCGCTTCCTTCTAACTCATCTGAAGGAACATTCAACCCTGTATCAGTGGATGTTTTTAGTCCGCCGTAATTGTGATACTTAGCGAGTTCGGATGTGCCGCCACCTGTTTCGTGCATCATTTGTTCATACACAAGATTTGAATCAATGTTGTATTTCCGTTGCAGGATTTGTGCGACATTCCAAAGGTTTTGATTGGCGACAGAAACACCGCTAGAACCTTGTTCAGCAGCCCTAGCTCTTGCAGCCTCAGCAGCCATCTTAGCCCCTTGTTCAGGATTATCTCTGTTCATCTTGTAAATGTATTCAAACTGCTCTGTGTTGTTGCCCCACTTAGCTTCATTCATCTTCTTGCTGGCATTGCGGTATTTAGCGAGAATCCCTTCATCCGCTTTCCCAGTAAAATATTGCAAGAACTTATCCATCTTATCGAGGTTGTTTTCCATCTGAGATTGATTAAGCAATGCTTCAGCCTGACTGTTGTATAGCTTACCCTTAGCGGCTTGAATCTGTTCATCATCCTGTCCGAGCATTTTCCCAGTAGCCTCTACATGAGACCCCATTAAATCCAATGTCTTTTGTTGGGAATCAAAATTATCAGCCAGTTGCAAGTTATTGGATAACAACTCCAAAGTATTATTGTTAGCCGTTTGAATGGAATCCTCGTATTGAGACCGCTGATACCTGTCAATCATGTCAATATTATCTGTCAGAGTGTTATCTACCATTTTGCCAAAAGCATTGATAGAATCTCTTGTTTTAAAGTTATATTGAGCGAGGACTTCTTGGCGTTTCTTTTCCATTGCATCTGTATAGCTAGGCAGAATCGTCTGAGCATTCATGCCCTTCTGGTTCATCAACCCTGTCTCTGTGTTGTGTAACAGATCATTGCTATACCTGATGATGTCATTGTTTGCTTGAATGGCTTTAACCTGGTCATTCTGTTTATCAATCGCAAGCCAAGTGTCAGCAGCTCTATTCAATGCATTCTGCAATGCACTGTTGCCACTTGTATCAGCACCATACGCCTCAGCATTACCAGTGTTAGCCACCTGGGCATTGATGGTATTTAGCTTTTCGTTTGGGTTATAACTTTGTAATTTCACTTGTCATCCCCCTGTTATTTAGTCTTGTTATACTTAACCACTCTGATGTTATCCACCTTTGTAGGGTCGACCGCATCAGTGCGAATTTGTCCATCAGTTGTAGAGCGAGTAAAGCCTTGCGTTCCCGTCTTCTTCGCACTCCCATATTGTTGCTTCAAGGAATACATAGAAGAAGCTCCGCCAATCAATGTGGCCAAAGCAGACATATTGCCTTGTTGCTTAGCATTCGCCGCTGCACTACGAGAGGAATTAGCTTGGTTAAGGTAGTTGATTTCATTAACCTTTTCATTCCAAATCGCGTTATTCTTGTTGGTATCCCAAGTGTTCACATCTTGGTTGTATGCGTCATAGGAAGCACCCAACGATTGAAGCGGCGTTCCACTCATTGTTAAATTGCTAGACCCTGCTTCAGCTGCATTCTGACCTGCTACCAACCGCATCTTGTCATCCATGCGCTGCTTATCTTGAAGGTACTGGTCATTAATTTGATTTTGTTTAGCCGCACTGATACGAGCATTTTGCTCTGCTACTGCTGCCTGTTGATTGTACATAGCAGCTTGTGCATTAGCTTGTTGCCGAGCTGACTGTATGCCCATGAGTGTTGATACACCAGTAAGAGCCATTGCTACTGGCATACACATACGCATTCCCCCCCTTTTCAATCTATAATAAATAGTCTGTAATCTTTATCTTCTGTGTCATAAAAGGCTGCACCAACCGATTGCAACCATGCCACGATTAGCTTATTCGCTCTGTGTGCGTAGTTAAACAATCGCCCATATTCTTTTACCCACTGTTGCAATATCTTCTTAGAGCCTTGAATAAAAGCCCTCTTTGCTGCAAAGTTGTGTTCTAGTATGGTAGATCCCATGAACCATATGCAGTGCATATCCATATATAGTGGTCGCTCAGATATGCCGAACACACCGAGCATTTCCCCACTTTCTAGGTACACGCAATAATTTTTATAGCCTGGTTGAGAGAAGGCATCTTGTAGTTGGTTGTATCCATCCCATTTGCCTTTCTCTCTCAGTTCCAGTAAGTCCATATCCCTTAGATTGTGTGATAGCCATTCAATATCATTATCATGCTTAGTAGAGTTATACCCCTCGATTAATGTTTTCATGTCTACCACCACCATAGCTAAGATTGCGGATAATTGCTTTTAAGTTGAATGGATACGGCTCATTATGCCGAATACATACATGGCACTGTTCGTTGAATCCATTGCTACCTTGAGGGAATGTGACATCGTAATCACCAGTGTAATAGCCATCTTCATCCACGGTTTCTATGTCATCCATAGTTTCAAAGTTATGGCCACATTGACCGCCCTTAGAGTTAACCAATCGAAGTATTGCACCATTAAGCCGCATAAACCGCCCCTGAATCGTGCCGTCATTGAGCTGCATCTCAAAGGTCGGTTGTTCGATTCTGAACTCAAAATCAAGGCCAACAAGGATGTCTTTACCTGTTGTGGTCAACTCTACCACGCCACTGTTAGGAACTACTTGCTTAGGGTGGACAACGCCATCCACCACAATGGTTACTTCTTTACCAATTAAGTGATTAGCACGAATACTAGATACATTCTCGTCATGGGATTCATGGATAAACGAATCTAAGAAGAAGTTGTCGCCCACCTTATAGGTAGTGAGTGCCTCTAGTTTTTCAATGTACCGCTTGGCAACACCGCCAATGGTTCTCTCTACCACAACATATAAGGCATCATTCTCATGCTCTGCCACAGCTTCACAATCGATAAACTTGCCATCTGTCATGTAGCGAGACCACCCATTCACTCGTTCTTCTGCAATGTATGTCATACACCGCAAGATGCCATCATCACCCACATAGCAAATAATGCTATCAGGGTTCTGTGCATAAGTGGATTTCAGTAGCTTCACATTTCTTAATGTGTCTTTGGCCAAGATAGATAGGTCATTACCTGAATAGCCATCTCGTGTGTAGTCATACGCCATATCACGGACATTGTTACCTCTATCCGTTACAAACACACACCGATTACCAATGTATTCAGGTTGTGCCTTTGCAGCACCGAATTGGGTCTGAATCCGAGGGGATATATCATTAGGCGTTACTGTTTTGCCACCGCTGATAATCCACTCATTACCATCAGTCAGGATGATAAGGTCAGTCGCTGGTACTAGGTGTCTAACACTAAATAGCTTGCGGTTGATGATGCTCAATGTAATAGCACTATCATCAGTCAATGTTCCTGATGCCTTTTCAATTCCGAAGTTAGGATAGTCACCTGTACGGCTCATCCAAACCTTATTCGAGCCTTTCTTTGTGTTAGCGAATACTAGGCGGTCTTGGAAGAATACCGACATCTTAGGGTAGCCATGAGACTTGCCATATGATCCTCTGTTCCATAGATATGTTTCAGTATCCTTAGCAGGTTTCAAAATATAATCTACTTCTGCTTCTCTAGGAGATAACACCTTTTTGATGCGGACGATACCAAAGCCAGTGTGTGAATGTATCTTATACTCGAATGTATTATTACCACTCTCAATGTGGGTAACTACTCGACTAGTTGTATATGTATTGATAAATGTACCGCTATCCGTTACATTCGTATCATTCTTAGATGTATAGATTTTGTAATCCAACCAAGTATGGCCACCATCTTCCGATGTCTGAATGGTTACAGACCCAGTCCATGTTCCATGCGTAGTAATCGACCAAGACACCTTGCCGTCTTCGACCTCGTAGTCTGCCACATCAATATGTCTTTCATAGGTCTGCCCTGATGTGGTAAAGCTCTGCATTGGAATTGTATGTAAAACTTTGAATTGGTCACCCACCATATCATCAGTAAACATATCTACACTAGCAGTCAGCTTGTTGTTAGCTACCTTGAGCTTGCCGCCTTTATCGGTATTGATGTCATCAAATGGCATAGGATCGAGTGCATACTCACGGATTGTCCAGTGCGTATCTGTAATCCGTTGAAGAGCTTGCACTGGCTTTTCACCGCTACAGATGAACATAGTGTCTGCCGATTGGTTGAAGTGAAGGTTAGGAATATCAGTCTCATCAAATACTGTCTCAACTTCAGCTAAGAGCTTACCCATTTGATATACACGGAAGTATTTAACACCAAACTCAAGTAGGAACGATACATTGCCTGATGCAGTGAATTCTTCTAACCGAATCGGTTTATCGTGATACTTTGCATCAGCTATATATCGAGATCCCTGTCTTTTACACACAGAGCCGAAAGGACGAATAACCGCATTTTGAGCCAATAGCAACGCCGATTTATATTGGTCAAGGTCAACACGGCTATTAACCTCATCAGAGATTTCTCCGCTAGTAAAGGCTGGTTGAATTGTAAATAAAGGTGTCAGTGCCATTAGTCTCCACCTCGTACAGATGCATACAGACTAGGATACTCGACTTGTGCCTTGCGTTCTTTAGCAGTCAAAGATTTGGCTTCTTCGAGTGCCGCCTGGTACATCTTGTAGTTCCTATCTGCAGTAGATTCATTGCCTAACAATGGTACTGCTAGATTAGACGCAAGCTTTCTTGCCAAGGCTTCCAGGAATAAGCTATCGAAGATGTCACAGTCTGTTATGTCATACACATAGTCGATATATGCCAACTCCACATTAGAGGCAATTACCTTGGTATTGTTGTCCATGTTGAATACCTCAAACTCCTTTTGACGGAATGCATCAAAGGCGTTGTGGCTATCCAAGATAGCAAGCATCTTAAGGCACTTTTCAGGATACAGGTAAATATATTTAAACCCATTTATTTCAGTGTTCACCAAAGCCAATGGTTCATGCTTCCTGGCAAAAGACCATTCATACTGTCTCAGCAATAGCTTTCGAGTGTTGTCATAATGCAATCTACACTGGCGAGCAGATTCGTTGTTAGCTTCAATTGATGCAATCATGCCTTGCCCTACATAGGAAAGTGCCAAGTTGCAAATGTCTGTTTTAGTCATCTTGTCGCCTCACAAATAAAAATAAGGGGCAGTTTTCACCGCCCCTATTCTGTTATTCACTTACTGTAGGTTCTTCTACAGGAGCATCATTTACCTCCGCAGGAGCAGGTTCTTCTACTCCACCAACAGGTGCAAACAATGCTTCGAAGTATTTAGGATCATATTCTTTCTTTTGCTTATCCGTAATGGTTACAGTTTCGCCTTCTTTAACATAGCCACCTGCAAACCCATAGGAATCGCACAATGCAATATATTCCATAGTTACCCCCTAGCGAGAAATAGCAACATCCATTGCTACTGCTACTGTGCAAGTACCAGTGGTAGCACCAGTGATTTTAGCTTGCAAGTATTTTTTAACGCCGAATGGAATGCGAGCTGCGAACACAGACCCTGCTGCCGCTGCCAATGTATATGTACCCAATGTTACAGGGGAAGCCATGTCAGCCGTATCAGAAGTAGTAAGTGTTACTGTTGCAGCCGCAGACAATGCTTTAGCTACATTGCCTACGATGAAGCATTGTTCGTATGCATCACCGCCAACAGATACTACATCACCAGTTGTGCCTTTAGCCAAATCAGATTTATAAAAGAATGCATTCTCTTTATCCAAGATCATATTGTTTCTCCTTTTTAGTAATAACCCCACCCCCAGTTAAGGGAGTGGGTACAATCTTACAATTAATTACTATCGAACTTGTGCTTCAGTGTTAATGAGAGCATCTACACGGCGTACAGGAATGCCGTCAAATTCGGTTGTAATCTTACCACCTTCGTTGCCTTCAGTGATTTGGTATTTGTGTGCGTTGTTCTTTTGCTTACGCAAGAATGTCCGAACTTGGCGGTTCATGTACCAGCAAGCACGGCCTGCGTTAAGGTTAGGAATAAGTTCTTCAGCGGTTGTCATCAAGTCGATGAGGTCAGCACCTGCGGAAGCATCCTTAGTCAATGCGTTCACATCGATGTTAGCGATACGAACTACATAACGCCAGTCACGAACTGTGAGACCCAAATCCCATTTGTAGTGAGTACGGTAGCCTTCGTAGTTGCCACCATTAGCATCTTGAATAGTTACTTGGCCTTTGTCATCGTGTTTCAAGCCAGCAGTAGACCCTTTAGGGAAGATGCCGTGTACTGTGTTAGCACCCCATACAACGAGGTAGATAGATGTAAGGTTAGCAGTACCTTTTGCATCCAACACATTCTTAGCAGTTTCTGCTTTCTTAGCATTCAATGTGTTGTAGCGAGGTGCGAGACCTACAAACTTTTCAGGGTCAACGGAAGTATCGCCGTAGAATAAAGTCTTAGCCATTTCTTGGTTCATGGCTTCCAAGAATGCCATATCTTCAGACAAGCGGAAGGAAGAAGTGTTGCCGTTAAGGTCAGCCAATGCTTTATCCACTTCTGCATAAGCTTCCAACATACCGCAAGTATCTGTGATTTGTGCAGTCTTGGATTTAGAAGGTTGTACACCATAGTTAAGCAAACGCCATGTTGCTTGAGGCAAACCAGTCCGTACAGTTGTCTTGTTACCAGTAGGAAGGTTACCTTCTTTCATAACCATGTCTGTTAAAATTTCGTTATTTTCTGTCAACAATTCAGCGATAGTGCCAATCTTGTTGTCCTCAGTGCGAGATGCCACATCCATAAGTGTAGGGCGTTGTTCTGCAATAATTCCCATTGTTCAATTTCTCCTTATTATTTGTTACCACCATAAAGAATGTCAGCAGCCGTTTGTGCGCTGCCTAAGCCATTTGTGTCATGCCCTCTATCCTCGGAAACCAATTGTCCGATTTTAGCAAAGGCACGAACTACTTCTACTCGGTTACCCAATCCGTTTTCGTTGAGAATCTCACGAATGTTAGGAACAACTCGTTCGAGATATTCCACTGCCGTACCACATTGAGCGATAGTGTCATCAAAGGATGCGCCTAACTCCTTCCGTGTGGTTTCAGCCCATTCTTGAGATTGTTTAGCCGCTTGCTCTTCTTGGTATTGAACGGCTTGGTTAGCAATCTGTTGTGCATAACCAACACCATACTTAGCAATCGCAGAGGCTTGTTCTTGTGTTGCCCCTACAGATTTCAATACATCAGAAAAGCTTGCTGCCGTTTCAGCATCTAACTGATCACCAACGGCTTCAGAGAAGTCATACTGTTCAGGCACAGTTGGTGCAGGTGTGCTAGCAGTTTCTTCCGTTGTCGCAGTGTCGCTAGTGCTTTGTTGTTCAACTTCAGGTTGGTTACCATCTTGGGCGGAATCAGTGTCAAGTTGACCGCCCAGCAAAGTATCTTCTGCCATTATTGTTCATCCTTCTTTTGATTAATTAGTGTCAGCCATTCAATCTGTTGATTGGCATATTCCATTTCAGCCTGTTGTTTAAACTTAAGGCCATCAAGTCCTAAGCTTTCAATCTGCCGCAATACATGGATACCAATAGCTCTCTTGCCTTCTCGGTAGAATGTTTCGCTATTGCCAGTAAAGGACTTGGCATTAATGCCTGTCGCATCGAGTAGCCGTGTGATAAACCACCGACCAGTCTCCGTGGCCATGATAGCCCTAATCGATTGTTCGTCCTTTTCTCGCTGCTTGTATCGCATGAGTGCGTTATTCGTGTTCTGTTCAGCCGTTACATTCGCTTTTGTCATCTACATACCTAACCATTCTTGTAATGCAGGATTGCCATCATTAGCCGCCTCTGTAGCCACCTTAGCAGCTTGTGCCATTTGAGGTGCTGCTTGTGCCATTTGCATAGCCTGTTGTTGTTCCTGTGCTTGTTGCTGAGCTTGTTGTTGAGCTTGCAAAGCTTGTTGGAACTCTTCATCAGATTTCAGCATAGGAGCTGGCGCACCTAAGCTACTAGCATAGATGTTGACCGCTTGTACAAGGTCTAGCTTACCTAGGATAGATTGGTCAAACTGTGCCGCATTAGCCACGAATCCAAGCAACTGTTCGATGTTCGTGAGCGAGCTCATCTTTTGTGCTTGAGCCAATGGACTGATGTATTCAATCTTGACATCCGCATCAGCTAGTTCTTGAGCCAATTCATCAGGCAGTTCAGGGAATATCCCTGCCCTATCCAAGATGTTGTAGGTGCGTTCAATGATTGGATTCAACCACTCAGACAACAATCGTTCGACCACAGGCCCTAATTGTTGTAGCTTTTCTTGAGACCGCTCCATGACCTCTCTAGCAGTCATTTGACCACCTTCAATTTGGTCAATCATCATGAACAAGTCAGCTGAATAGAATCGCTTGATGCGGTCTTCTGTTTCACGAATCTTGTTCATAAGCGATGCGGTGTCAAGCCGTACATCGAATAAAGGCTTAACCATTTCACCTGTGTCGCTCTCAGTGATGCCACCAGGGAAGAGGTTAACTTGCCCCATGATACCACTTGGTGCTTGCATAGGTGGTTTAACACCTAACTCAATCGCCATAAGGTGGTCATATTCAAGCTTTTGTAACATCCGTGCATCATCCAATGCAAACCATGCAGCACCCTTGCCATAGGCTTCATGACCCACCACAGTGTAGCGAGCCACAGGGACTGGGAACTCTTCAAATCCACCATCATACAAGGCTCTATCAGTCTCTTGCCCTTCTACCCAGTAGACTGAGCGATAAGGCATATTAGAGCGACCAATCTCGCCAATAGTCCGTTCACTGTTAGGCTCAACCAACCAATTCACAATGAATGTCTGATTGTAGCTGCTACTAGATTTGAATGCGTTAAGTACATTCAGCGGACAATTGTCAGTGCCAAACTGCTCTACCAATTGCGATGCGGTCATTCGAAACCGCCGTGCAAATGTACTAATCTCACCATTAGCACCTGCCTCAAGAGCATATGTACCAATTGTGTATGGAACATAGCGGACACCATACTTAGGATCTGTAAAAATCCCCATTGGTGCTTGTCCATATGGTAGCTCCGTATAGCAACTAAATGCCGTGGTATAGAAGTTGGACTTGGCTAGTACTGCTTGTAGTATCTGTTGCCGTTCATCCAATACCTTAGCCACATCACTGTTAGCAGCCATTTGTGCGTTGTCCATTGTGAGATTGAACCATTGACGGCTTGGCGGTGTCAATCCACTCATGACCCCTGCCGCAAATATTTGGCACGCTTCCCAGGTGGTAGAGTTGTAGATTTTCCCCGTCTTATTCTTAGCCAGGTCTTCCTCATCATCGAATATGCCGATATGTGGCAACTCATACTGTTTGATGTCTTTCCACACCTTCTCGTATCGTTGCCGTTTTTGCATTAGTGAGCTGAATCGTTGCCGTAACTTAACATAATCACGAGCAACAGGCTTTTCCTTTTTGTCAGTCTTCTTTGACTTTCCCAAAATCGTGTTAGCCATATCCGTTACCCTAATGTCCGTTTAGTGTCTTGCCCTGCATTACCCAAGATGGTTACATCAGTAACAGTGGAATCGAATCCTCGTTTCTTCTTCTTTTGTCCTGCAGCAAGTCTATCACCTGTTTGACCGCTATCAGCTACTGCCGTAGGTGTTGGGTCAGGCACTTTAATGGCAGCAGGTGCAGATGCACCGCCGAATAAACCTTTACTCATTAGGCACTCTCCTTTCCCTTATAAATACTAAAAAGGCTGATAGTCCGTATTGGCTACCAGCTTCCTATTTGTGGCACTCACACCAATGTGCTTTCGCACAGGCGTTGCGAATGTAAGTGCCGCCGCATCCGCCAAGTCAGGGGAGCGACCGCATCGTTCTTTCATTTTGTCTTTTGCTTCTAGCAGGATTCTGCCTTTAGCATCGTATCCATATTCAGGCATAGCGAGTTCAGCGCATAGCTCTTTATCATCAGGTAATGAGCCACCACCTCTTAGCCATTGAGCCATGGTATCCCACATCTCAGCTCTTCGGTTTGTGTACTTACGATCATTAAGCGCCTTGCCACCAAATGGTATCTCAGACACTCTATAGCCGAGTTGCCTCAATCTATCGATAACGCCCTCACCTCGACCAGCATCTATAAATACCGCATCAGGTTTACACTCGTTTATCACACGAGCAATGATGTCAGCTAGTCGCATATTATCAACGCCACTGAATACCAACGGCTTGTGCATTGATAACCCTTGCCGTCTCACGATTACCGACCTATCGCTACCAAACCGAGCCACATCGACACCCAACACAACAGGAGCTTCTAACATATCATTAGGCTTTATCACTGTTGCTCTACCATCGCTGATTAGGTCAATCGGAATCAACACATTGAATGCTGATGCGGTGAAGTCACAATACAACTCTTGCCGTATCGCATCCTCACTCATCGATGCTTTCATATCAGCAATTTCATCATCAGGTATCAACTTGGATTCTGATACTGTGAATTTACAGGTGTACCAATCAGGTTCGCTTACCCCTCTTTGGTACATTTCGTAAAAGGCATTTTGTCCCTTCGGTGTGCCAATAAATATAGCCCAGCCGTTACGATCTGATAGAGACGGACGAATAACTTCATTCCACACTTCGGGTCTAAACTGTGCATATTCATCAAGTATCACTCCGTCCCAGTAAGCACCACGCAAGCTATCAGGGTTATCAGCGCCTTTTACATATATCCTTGCCCCTTGCCGATTCTTATGTAATGTAGGTAGCTCAACATATAGCTCCGATTCATTAACAATCCGATTAGGAATCACCGATGTGTAGTATTTGAGATACGCCCACGCAATCTGCTTAGCCTGAACACGGAACGGAGCGATATACGCATATTGAGGGCTAGGCAGTGAACACATTAACGCCATCTTGATAATGTGATTAACACTGCCAACAGTCTTGCCAAACCGCCGATGGGCTACGATGACAGAAAACCGATGTGCCTCTACCCCTTTATGAATTTCGTCCTTCCAAATGGGGCGTGGTTTGTATGGGATTGTTATAGTCTCGCTACTCATCTTCCCACCTAAATGCTATGTTGATTGCTCCGCCATCTTTACCTGTTACCTCTTGCTTAGACTTTGGATTAAACTCATCAGAGGTCTTTTCCAAGTACCAACGAGAGTTGTAATCATCACCCTCGTCTAGCTTGTCAGCAAGGTTTAATTTGGCTCGCATTCGCATATTCCCTTTAAGAAGCTCAAGTCTTTGTAAAAACTCTTCATGTTTCTTCGTGTAGTTGTAAAAGGTCTTTAGTGAAATGTCAGCATATAGACAACTTTCGGTTAGATTTAAACCTCTTGAAAATGCGTATTCTAGTTTTTCTAATGTGTCATCCGTCATAACAGTAGGTCTACCACCAGGATGTTTCTTTCTTGCCATGCTTTCACACCACCTTTCAACGCACGAAAAAAGCACCACCTGTAATTAGATAGTACTTGTTGAGAATATTATCTTGTTTTTGTTATATATCTACGGAGATATATGGCATTTATTGAGAACTTAAATCAACTCCATTGTTAAACATGATGCTTCTTGTGTCAGAAAACGATTTACATTTCCCTTTAAGTCCTATCACGATTTCATTGGCAATGCATTTACCCTTGCTATTGTTCATGCATTTACTGTCATGACAGGTTATTGATGTCAGCTTCTCTTTCATATATCCCTCGTAGTTAATTATGGCGGATGGTGGTGGAATCGAACCATCGCACGCCGTAACGCCAATTGCTTTAAAAGAGCAACCCCTACCCCAGTAGGTAACCATCCATGTACAGGCAGTTTTTGTCATACCCAGGACATCCATAGCAGTTCCAATTGATGAGACTTATCGCCCAATCAACATTCCCTACCTTATAGGCTTGGACGCCATCCCAGTTCATTTGCCCTACTGGTTAGAGCAGAAACTCTCCTTTATCGTGAGTGTTTCCTGACCCACTAGACATAGATATGTCATTGGCTAGCCGTTGCTATTATTGTCTAGCCCATTGATTCATGTGGTGGTACTCACTCTCGTGCCAAAAGAAATGTAACTATTTCCATGTTTCTAATCAATAATTTAATTTCTAATACTGTAATCTTTAAAAAATAAAACTATCGTGATAGCTAAGTAGCAAGAGTAAGGTGCAGACAAATGTATTGTAATTAATCTCAAGATGAAAGGTATCTGCTCCACCGATTGTATAGTGATTGACTGTCGCCAATAATAGCCATACCAAGTGCTGAATCTTATTGTCCGAGCTTTTAATCAGCTAAGTACAATTCACTTGGTGATCTTTACGATACTCAATACAACAAAAGCCCTAGCTATCAGCTAAGGCAATCGTTGTGTGTACTATGAGTTTCTTCAAGGAGTGTAATTCGTGTCTAACCAACACTTATTACAATACTATTATACCTCATTGCGTGCCATAATTAGCCATAATTTCCCATAATCACAGCATTATTTCACCGAATTTCACAAGAGCTTGTTTTCTCAACTGCTCTATTCTTGGAACAGAGTAATGCATTCTCCTGGC